ATTTCTAACAACTGTCAGCGATCAGCGGTTCCATTGGACCCAAATCATTTATCAAAAATCATATGATATAATGCCTCGCTCACTTTAAAACTTTTAAAACTCATAGGTACCAATTATAGGTCTGTGCCTAATAACCACTCTTCTGTTAGTTGATCCTGGATAGTCTGTTGAGCTAAATAACTAGCTACCGACAAATCAGTAACATCGTTCAATTTCATAATATTTAGTGCCATCTATTCTAAGTCTTTTGGTTAAGGCTTATATTTGCTAGTCCTAGCTTACTTCTTAAATTTAGGCAATAATTTCAATCCAGCACGTAATCAACAGTATAATGGTGAGGGGTTGCCTCTTAATACAAAGATGGCCCCATTTCCAGGTGTATTGCAAGCCAAAAGCATAGCTCAGATATTGATCTAATATCAATTGGCTGTGGCACCAAACATCATAAACATTAAACCGATAGGAGTTACAAAGCATCGTCTCATCATCTTACCAAAGACACTAATAATTACAGAAGGATCAGCGGGGTCGTTTAAAGATCCATCCCATTCTACAATCTTTCAGTTACTACTCCAGGGTTTTAAATAAAGAAGACTCGTAATTGTACGTTAGGTATACCCAAATCATATATTTTAATCTTCTGTGTTCTAGTATGTCAATCTAAGAAATTCACTTTGTTTATTGGGTCCATGGGTTACTCATGTTTTGCTAACAGCTATAGGAAAATCATACTTCTTATATCCATCATACAATAAATCAAGTTTAAAAGCTTTAGCAAAGGAAAGATCAATGTCGTCACCCTAAGTAGCCATGTAGGTTGGTTCAGGAATATTTTGGATAGCCAACACACATCTAAGTATTATATAGTTGATCATGGTCCCGAACAAAGACGTGGTTTTCCATCCTGACATTAAACCATTTCAAATATGTATTCGATGTTTACCAGATATTAAGTAATTTTAATGCAATAATGTTTGACCTATTAACTTTACCAATTCTTTAAGTTCCTGATCGTTAATAAGAGATTCTAACTCGTCAAATAATATCTCAAACATCCAAAGCCTTACATTGTTATCAAACTTAGATATGTCTAAAGGAATATTTATCCTATCTAAGAACAGGCATCAATTGGTAACGTATCAAAATCATTACGCAGGACTAAATAATGGACAAATACTCAATAAGCCACTTTCACATCCTAATGATTCGTTGGGATATTTATTCAACAGACAGTATATTAAAGTTAGATCTACAAATGAGTTGGTATCTGTGTTCACAAATTATCATACTTTTGTCTATTCATGTTTTTAACTGGCAAAACATTCATATTTTCTGTCTCACGTAGGTCGTCTAAGTATGTTTAAAACATCAGTTTATGATCTAGACAAGAAATATTGCTTCTTAGTTTCAAACTATTGAACATTCTTTACTC